CGCAGCCGGTGCAGGGGCCGACGCCGGTGGATGCGCTGGTCGATGGCCGCAAGCTGCGCCGCGGGCTGAAGCTCTGGACCGTCTCGGTCTCGACCTGGAAGGCCGATCTGTACCGCCGCCTCTGGCTCGGCCGCGGCGACGCAGAAGAGTTCCCGCCTGGCTGGGTGCATCTGCCGCAGGGGATCGAGGCCGAGTGGGTCAAGCAGCTGGTCGCCGAGCAGCTGCACACGGTGAAGGACCGTCGCGGCTTCGCGCGGCAGGAATGGGCGAAGCTGCGGGAGCGGAACGAGGCGCTGGACTGCGCGGTGCTGGCACGTGCGGCGCTCTGGCTGCTTGGTGCCGATCGCTACGGCGAGCGCTTCTGGCAGCAACTGCGCGAGCAGGTCGCCAACGCTCCGCTGCAGCCCAGCGAGCTTCCCACCGGCGGGAATGTCGCTCCCCCGCCGCCGCCGCGCGTCGCGCCCGACGCCCATCGCCCGCGCGCCTGGCTTGCGCCGCGTGGCGGCTGGCTGCGCTGACAGGAGGACGTGCATGGACCCGACCGTCCTCGCCTGGGCGCTGGCGCAGCCTCCTGGCAGTCGGGCTGCCGCCCTGGCCTCGGCCTATACGGGCGGCACCACGCGCGTGACCTTCGAGGGGCGCACGGTGGAATACCTCAGCCTGGATGAGTTGGCGCGGGCGATGGCGGCGCTGCGCGGCGCAGAGATGACGGCGGCGCGCCGCCCGTCCGTGACTCTGGCCAGCTTCTCGCGCGAGGGGAGCAGGTGATGGGCCGGCTCCGTGACGCCTGGAACGTCCTGCGGGGCTATGCCGCGGCGCAGGACCACCGCGCCTCGGCTTGGGCACCGTCTGGCGGCAGCGCCAACGCCGAGGTCGGCATCGCCGCAGCGACGGTCGCCCGCCGCGCCCGCGACGCCGTCTGCAACGATCCCTATGCCAGCCGCATCGTAGATCTCTGGACCGGCAATGCCGTCGGAGCCGGCATCACCACCCGCTGGCCCGATCAGAGTCATGCCGATGCTTGGCGCCGCTGGACGGAGAGCACGGCCTGCGATGCCGAGGGGCGGCTCGACCTCTACGGCCTGCAGGCGCTGGCCATGCGCGCCGTCGTCGAGAGCGGCGAGTGCTTCGTCCGGTTCCTGATGGTGCCGCCCTCGGCCGCCAACCCGATCGGCCTGCGGCTGCAAGTGCTGGAAAGCGATCACCTCGACACGGCGCGCAACGGCATGCAAGACGGCGCGGCCACGATCCAGGGCATCGCCCTCGGCGAGGCCGGCGAGCCCATCGGCTACTGGCTGCACCGGGTGCACCCTGGCGCCGCATGGATCCTGCCCGGCGCCACCTGGCGGGGCAGCGAGCGTATTCCCGCCGGCGACGTGCTCCACGTCTATCGCAAGCGCCGACCGGGCCAGCTGCGCGACGTCTCCTGGCTGGCACCGGTCCTGCTCCGGCTGCGCGACCTTGGCGACTACGAGGCAGCCCTGCTGATGAAGGCCAAGATCGAGGCCTGTCAATCGGCACGCAAACGGGACCCCGGATCGGCGTGCAAAAGGGACCCCCTTTTGGTGTGCATGTACGCGCCCGGGTTGGCTGCTGCGGAGCCGCAGGCGCAGCGGCAGGCAACCCGGGCGCGGTGGCGCCGTGGGTCGTAAGCGAAGCCTCGACACCCTTCTTTCGCGGGGCGGCATGACTGTGCTGGGTCGTCTCCGTGCGTGATGCTTGGAGATTGCTCTATGGACAGCGTTTCGGACAACGCGAAGGGCGGGTACCGGCGGGTTGAGGTTCTGACGGGGCCCGGTCGTCGGCGGAAGTGGTCGGACGAGGAAAAGGCGCGGATTGTCGCCGAGGCCGCGCAGCCGGGCGTGGTGGTGAGCGAGATCGCCCGTCGGTGGCAGGTCACGCCGCAGCAGGTGTTCGACTGGCGGCGGCAGGCGCGCAAGGCGCTGGCGGCGGCACGGGCGCCCGCGGAGCCGGCCTTCGTGCCGATCGTGCCGACGGGTCCGGTCGCGATGTCGGAGGCTGCGGCGCCGTCGGCACCTTCGGCGTCGAGGATCGAGGTGGGGCTGGCCGGCGCGGAACTGCGCATCGCGCCCGGCACGGACGCGGCGCTGCTGACGATGGTGCTGCGCGCGATCCGCGCCTCGGCGGCATGATCGCCTGGCCATCGGGCGCGCGGATCCTGCTGGCGACGCAGCCCGTGGACTTCAGGAACGGCGCGCATGGCCTGGCGGCGCTGGCGGCGGAGGTGCTGGGGGAGGATCCCTTCTCTGGCGCGGTGCTGGTGTTCCGCTCGCGCCGCGCGGACCGGGTGAAGATTCTCGTCTGGGATGGCAGTGGCCTGGTGCTGATCTGGAAGCGGTTGGAGGGCGGCGCGTTCCGCTGGCCCGCGGTGGCGGACGGCGTGCTGCGCCTGAGTGCGGTGGAGTTCGCCGCGCTGTTTGATGGCATCGACTGGCGTCGCATCCACGCGCTGCGGGAGATTCCCAAGCCGGTCGCAGCTGCGTAGACTCCTCGTCACGATGCGCGCTGCTGGTGACGACGCCACGAGATTGCCGAAGGATCCTGCGGCGTTGCGCGCGCTGTTGCTGCAGGCGTGGCACGAGCGCGATGGCGTCGTCGCCGAACGTGACCGTGCTGCGCGCGAGCGTGACGACGCGCTGGCGCAGAACGAGCGTCTGCTGGCCTTGCTGGCGAAGCTCAAGCGGATGCAGTTCGGGCGGAAGTCGGAGCGGCTGCCCGAGGAGCAGCTGCACTTCGCCTTCGAGGAGATCGCGGCCACCCTCGCCGCCAAGGAGGCCGAGGCCGAGAAGAACTCGCCGCAGCGGCGCGCCAAGGGCACCGAGGAGCGCAGGAAGGCGCGCGGCAAGCTGCCGGCGCATCTGCCGCGGGTCGAGGTGGTGATCGAACCGGCGGAGAGCAGCTGCCCGTGCTGCGGCGGCGCGATGGTGGTGATCGGCGCCGACATCTCGGAGCGGCTCGACGTGATCCCCGCCCGGTATCAGGTGCTGGTGACCAGGCGGCCGAAGCTCGCCTGCCGGGCCTGCGAGGGCGTGGTGGTGCAGGCACCGGCGCCGGAGCGGCTGATCCCTGGCGGGCTGCCGACCGAGGCGACGGTCGCGCATGTGCTGGTGTCGCGCTACGCCGACCATCTGCCGCTGTATCGCCAGTCGCAGATCCTGGCGCGGCAGGGGATCGAGATCGGTCGCGACACGCTGGCGTCCTGGATCGGCGTGGCGGCGGGCGAGCTCAAGCCTGTGGTGGCGCGGTTGCGCGAGATCCTGCTCGGCTCGGCGCGGCTGTTCGCCGATGAGACCACACTGCCGGTGCTCGACCCCGGCCGTGGCCGGACGAAGACGGGCTATGCCTGGGCGATCGCGCGCGATGACCGGCCCTGGGGCGGTAGCGATCCGCCGGCGGTGGTGTTCCGCTACGCGCCGGGGCGCGGGAAGGAACACGCGAAGAAACTGCTCGGCGACTATGCCGGACGGCTGCAGTGCGACGGCTATGCCGGGTACAAGAGCCTGTCCTCGGGCGATGCCAAGGGACCGACATTGGCATTCTGCTGGGCGCATGTCCGTCGCGAGTTCTTCGACCTGGCCAAGGGCCGGACGGCGCCGATCGCGACCGAGGCGCTGCGACGGATCGCGGAACTCTATGCCATCGAGGCGGAGCTCCGCGGCAAACCGCCGGATGTCCGACAGGCAGCGCGACAGGCGCGCAGCAAGCCGCTGGTCGAGGCGTTGTTCGCCTGGTTCGAGGCGCAGCTGGCGCGCCTGCCGGGCAGCGCGCCGACGGCGGAGAAGATCCGCTATGCGCTGAACCACCGCGCAGGTCTCGAGCGGTTCCTCGACGATGGCCTGCTCGACATGGACAACAACATGGTGGAGCGGGCCATGCGACCGATCTGCCTCAGCCGGAAGAACGCGTTGTTCGCCTCTGGCGACGATGGCGGCGAGCGCTGGGCCTTGATCGCCTCGCTGGTGGAGACGTGCAAGCTGAACGGCGT